TCAGTAAACGCAGAGCTACCCACACTCTTGCCAATTTGATTCATAGCAAGCGGCATACCATTATCGCCAATTGCCATTAGCATATCCATCTTAGCCCAATCAGGCAAAAACTTGTCTTGGATTGTTGTTCGTAAAGGCGATGGGACTGCCTTCATAAACCAAGAATGAGTAAACCATTTTCCTGTGAACGATAAGTCCTCGCCCCTTTCAGCAGGTTTGTCTGACACACTGTTCAAGTATTCTTTATATCTGCGCCCAAAGGTTGCTTGTCGAGCCTGTGCAGCAAGCGGTCTGTTTAGCGCTGTGCCAATGCCATATCCGAGAAGCCCACCAACAGCCGTAGTACCCATTGTATAGAGCGCTGCGTTGCCTAACTCAGTTGCAGGGTCTTTCCCCCCGCTAATCTCAGTAAGCGCCTCAGTAAGCGTTATGCTGCCGTCTACGACTGCTGCATCCAGAGCGCCAATTGTAGCAAGGTCTTTAGTGGTGAGGTCTTTGCCACGCATTAGCTGCCTTGCTCGGACATATTGCCTTAGTCCACTCGTCGCGCCTAAAGCATCAAGGCTTTTGCCAAGACGCATAGAGGCATTAACACCTGCATATGGAATAACAATAGATGCGTGAAGGCTTGGATCGGTTAAAAATAGATTAAGGCCAGTAGAGCGATTAAGAACGTCATAGTTCTGCCGCCTGTTCTCAATAAACTTTAATGCAGAGTTGAAGTTATCTTGAGAGCCAATGCCAAACAAGCGAAGATACCGAGCGTCTTCCTCGTTAAAGCCCTGCATTTCTATTATTGTCTCAACACGATCTACTGATTCTGGGTCATATGTTGAAACGTCTGAGTAAAAGTTCCATTGATTCCTTATTGGGTTAAACAGCCTTCCGTATTGAGCATTACCTGTCTGCCCTATAGACGGAACTGTAGATTGCATTGGCTGCCTACCAATAAGAAACGGCTCTGCTTCTGGAATAACTAACTTCATTCTTCTGACTCAGCGCCTTCTGTTATTGTAATTCGTAGAGGGTCAGAAAGACCATCGTACAGCTTTCGTTTCTCCCTAAAAATATTTAGAGCCATATCGTCATCGTTAAATATTCTGCCCCACTGTCTCATTTTTGTAGCGCTAGATATAAACTGGTCTTCAGTTATGTGCTCTAATGTTGCTAAGTAATTGATCTCAGCAATCGCCTTATCCCCTGATGGAGCGTCAGCTTTAACAGAGCTTTGAAACATATTTAAAGCTTGCAGTCTCATTTCACCTTTTTTTGCGGCTACATCTACTTGTTTTGATAGTGTCCAAGGAGTGTCATTAATTATGATTGGCTCAAATCCACCATAATCATTTATGTATCCAACCTCATACATCGGAACGCCTTGGTTAAAAGAAGAAACCACTGGCTTGTAAGTTAGTTCTATATTCAAGGCAGCAAGCCCTTGTCTTATTCTGTTTCTGTCGCTTAAGGTTTCACTAGCACCTACACCTGTTGTAAACTGCTGAATAACAGACTGGGTTGCAACAACAGCATTGCCACCAATCGCATTAAGGAAACCTGCAACGGCTGAATCTAATACATTGTCGCCTCTAAGAAGGTCATCGAACATTCCTGAATCAGCAAGCGCGTCTGTTAATTGCTCTCTGTTCTCTATGACTTCGGAATCTGTTATGTATATATTTCTAGCGTAGACAGCACTATCACCGATATATGGCCCAATAACATTTGGGTCTGTTGCCATCTTAGATGTGTAATTATCTATAATAGAAGATATTGAGTCATCAGTAATTTTATTACCTCTAACTTTTTGCAAGCGAAGCATTGATAGAATTTCTTTTCTATAGTTGTCGCTCATTGGATAAGCGTCTAAAGCTCTCCTAATGTTTGCGTTTTTTGGAAGCTCAAGGTCTAACTTTATATCAGCGTCAATGTTGCCTTCATAATTTCTAAACTCAATCGCAATAGATAATGGCTCAACGCCTTCATCACGCGCAGAGTTGCTTATTGCAGAATACAAAGCATAAGCATCTGGGCTTAAAGACTTACGCATTATGTCTAGGTCTGTGCGTCGACCATCCTCTGTAACCGCCTCAAGACTAGAGAACCTTTCAAATGTTTGGATCGCAGTGTTAAATGCTGCTTCGTCATTTGAAGTTAGCGCAGATTCCATTGCTGTTTTTACAGATGGCAGAATTACCCCTTTGTTGAGAGCTTCTACAATCTTAGGGAACTCAAACATATTAGCTGCTGTAACAGTCACATTGCCAAACAACTGCTTGTCGTAAAAAGCTACATCGTCTTTGCTTGCTGTTGAAAGGTTGCCCTCAATAGCATCCATCCTAACGCCGTTAAGGTATCTGTTGTTTTGATTTTCAGATGCTTTAAGCCTTCTTGATAAATATGCTTCTGTGCTTGCAGGGGCAGAATCATATGCAGGACGTAGAAGCATCCATGCCTCACGGATGTTCCCCTCTAAGTCTAATGACGGTTGCTTTACAGCATCACTTAACTCTTGAAGCTCGGCTGTTGAAAGCAGTATTCTATCTGCCCTTGATCTTGATTCTTCTGCGTAGTTTTCTTTCGCTCTGGTTATTAGAGTTTGTTGGGTTTGTTCGTCTAAATTAGAAGTCTCTATGCCAGTGATTGCTCTTTCGTAAGCGTCATTTAAGTCAACAGCTTCTGCAAAATCTGTTAGCTGTTGCCTTATCTTGTTTTCTTTCTCAAGGTCAGCAACATTTTCCATTCTGTTTAGCGCTGCTCGTCTGTCGCTTATCTCAGTTGCAAGATCAGACCTTTGTTCTGGGGTCATCCTTTGAATTATTTTTACTACAAGCGAATTTTCAAACCCAATCAAATCTTCTATTGCTTTATAATCTGGTGATGCTGAGTTTTGCAAAGCTTCGGAAATAATGTCTATGTCAGAAGCTTTTTTCCCTAATGCGTCTAAGCTCTTTTCAACCCAATTTGCTGCAATTTCGTTTTTAACCGCGCTTCTAATATCTAGGTCCTCAATTGCGTCAGCTTTTTCAAAAACACTATTAATGCTTTCGGCTGATGCTGTTAAAGTTGGGGCAAGCTCAGAGACAATACTATTAACTTCATCCTCAACATGATCCTCGCTAATAGAAGCAAAAGAATCTAAGGCAGCGATTAGCGTAGGCACGTTTGTTTGGGTCTTTGCAGCTATGGCTAATCTTTCTAGGTTAGGGTTATCTAACTTATCAGAAAGTTGCGCCATAATTTTTGGGTCAGTAAGCCCAAGCTTAAACAAAGACTGCTCTGATGCTGAAAGCCTAGAGTATATATCTACAAGAGCATTGTTTGCAGACAAACCTTGAAGCCCACTAACGCGATCATTCGCTGATGACCACGCTGAGAAAGTTATGCCTTCGGTGTTAAACAGGTCTAAATACCTAGCACGAAGAGAATCTCCAAGCGCTGATATTTCTTCGCTGTCCGCTCCTTCTGCAATAAGCTTTGCAAGTTTTTGTTCGTCAACGTATCCGTGTAGTAGCTGCTGTTTTTGCAGTGCTTTCTTAGCAGCTTCTGCTTCTTTCTTAGCTAAAGTAGAGTATGTGCTTGCAACGTACTCTTTCCCTGCCTCGCCAATATATCTGCTGTAAGGGGTTGCTTCGCCCTCTGAGCTATACATCTCTTGTATATAGTTCGTCATGCGAGTTTTGTATTGCGCAGCAGTAGTCGAGCTTGCGGCAAACTCAGCACCCTTAGTGGCAAACTCGTTAAGGATAGATTCCTCAAACCTTCGATCTATCATGTTCTGATATGACCTAGAGGCAATAGAGCCGAAGCTTGCAGGTGGATCATAAGCAACAGGCATATTCGTATCTGGGTCTATTGATACAATCCTACTTGAAGGTTGTGCTTTAGCTGCTTGCTGACCTGCTTTCTCAGCATTTACAACAGCATCCCTATATGCTAGATCAGAAAGCCTTGAGGCAGCACTGCTAATTGCTCGGCCTATTTGACCTGCTCCTGCATCAGCCCGAACAACACCTACTGGCTGATTGAACACTTGCGTTTTCTGCCTAATTACAGCCATTATTTAGACCCTTATTCTATTATATCAGACTTTGTTGAAGAATATCGGTGATACCCTTCTCCCATAGTACCTGCCGCACTGAACAAAGACGCTGTTAAAGCATTGCGCCCACGCCGCCTTTCACCCATAGCAGCTAGCTCTGCCTTTATGCCTTGGATATTTTCTTGTCTAGCAATACGCCCAATGTCTTGACCTGCGACTTCTTTCTGTTTCTTTAAAAACGCTTGCACACTTCGGTCTGAATCCACATCCCGACCTGCTGCATAGAAAGCACCTATGTTAGCGGCGGTTGCTGAATCATACTCAGCCCTACGCGACCTAGACATCTGTAAAGCTTGAGCTTTATTTAAAGTCTTATCAGTTTTTATCTGAAAAGCATTTAGATCAGCAGCTTCTTTTTCTGCTTGCCCTGCTGCAATCTGACCAATTGCACTAATACCTGCAAAAATTAATGTTGGGTCCATTAAACTATTAACTCCGCTACTAGCCCATTGATCTGCATATCAAGGGGGTGATCTTGTTCAATAGTTACTTGTGGGTTTCGATCATAACCTAGTAACCTAAATTCTTTTTTGCCAGTAAAGCCGCTTGTTGTAACCAGTGGCCTACTGTTTATCTTAGCCGATCTAGTGTTTTTCATATCGACAACAACATTTGTTATACCGCGAATCTCGCCTGTGGTTGGGCCATTACCTGCTGAAACATCAATTGGATTTGTTACAAGCTTGGCTGTAAATTTTTTCCCTGCGTAGATGTGCGTATATCCAGAGCCAGAGTGGGCTGACATATCAACTTGATTGCTGCTGTTTACAGTAAACTGGCCCAATGATGACAGCGTAGTTCCGTCTGTTGCAATGACATCAACAACATCATTATGATTATACAAAGCGCTTACATCGACCACATTCGATCCTATAGCCCCATAAAGATAGAAGTCTAAACCAATATCGCCCCTAAATTCACACAGTTGCAGCTTGTTCTCTGAATCATAAGCATTAACAAAGAGTCTGTCTTCTATTGAACAGACAGAACCAAAGCGCCCATTTGTTGTTACCCTAGACCATGATGCCCTCTTCTCTGCCCTGTTAGAAGAAAACAGAGTCATATCACCATCACCAAGAGTCAAGGCTGCGTAGGAATCTGGCAAGCCAAATCCACTATGCACAATAGCTAGATAAGTTGGGGCGTTAATCAAATGAGATGCAATCGTAGAAACAGACGTAGCGGTATACGCTTCTTCTGTGTCAGTGTAGATATACTCCCGAATAATTTTACCATTATTCTGCACAAAGATCGTTGCGCCATCTATCGACATAGGCTCAACGTGTTCCACACCATATGGTGTTTGCTTTCGTATCTGAGCGTTGGTTGGCGTAATTGCTTGGTTCAAGTAGGTCGGGATGTAAAGCTCATTAGATGCAGTGAAGACCTGCAAGTCTCTGTTTGAAACAAGATACCTTATTTCATTAACGTCACCTGTTGCAGCAACCATAGAGATAGAATCTGTATCTGCTGCATCGCCTACATCAAAGTTAAAGAACTCACCAAGCTGAGACATCCAAATGTTGTCTGGCTCTGCTATTGTACCCCCAAAGCAAAGACGGTTCTCATGGAACTCCACCGCCGCAGGATAGCCCCTCTTAGCTGACCAAGACTGTTCGTCCCAATCTGCTGTTGGCGCATGGGTGGTAACTTTTACAAAACCCCCTCCATCCTCAGAGTCGTTAGCTGAACTCCCTGCGGTTATAGTGTATGTGTTTTCATCAATAATTGTGCCGACTGTTCTAGCGCCATTTATATTGCTTGCATTGATGCCGCCAACGGCTGATGCCTCGGCTATTGCAATTGATTCGCCGCCGCCAAAGCCGTGAGCAATATGTGTTACCTCTATCGTTGTAGTCGTATCTATTGTTCTAAGGGGATTCAGAACAGACAGTCTAATCTTCAATGAGTCAACTACATTACCTGTTGCCTGAGTTGCAGACTGAACACTTGTTATATCAATCTCGTTGCCGCCATAACGAACAGTTGTGCCAACATGAAGTGAGCTAGGATAGTTGCCGCCACTCTGAGAGCCAGTTGTATCCCAATATGCTGCGCTTGTTGTTAAGGTTATTCCGTTCCCACTAGAAGATGATGGGTCAAGCGTAACGCCGTGGGCTTGGAACTTAGAATAAGGCTGATATGTTTTCTTGTTATCTGCCCTTTGATCGAAGCTGTAAGTTGATACCTCAAATGCAGTTAGGCTTGTTCGGGTTATCATCCTTGGCGCAAAGAGGGGATGCGAGACAAACATCACATCGCCATACTGCGCTGTAGTGTATTCTTTTAGATAAGCTTGATCGAAGGGAAGCGCAGCGCTGCTTGTGTCTGCTGTAATCGTTGCAACAAGAGAAACCGTATCCGAACCATTTATCAGTCGAAAGCACCTTACTTTCTGGTGTTCTATCGAAATGATGTATTCTTCGTTTTCATCGAAGACAAACGGATAAAGGTGAGATTGCTCTGGATTGCTTGAGCTATAAGTAATGCTGTAATCGTAAATGTGTTTCATGCCATAGCGTTTTTTGACAGAGCCTTCTGCCATAACGACCATGTTCTCAAGCCTTTGCGCTGATGCAGTATATACAGCCGTATCAGTCCTCATAATAAGGGAGTCACTTACTTCACCATACTGAAAGCTGCTAACTGGTACTCTGATCTTTTGCATTAGCTGCGCCTTTCAGCAATGAACCTCGAAGTGTTTAGCTTGCGTGTTGTCTGTGCTTGCGAATCTAGTCTGCGAGCTTTTATGAACTGACGCTCTGCCCTGTTCTCCATTGCAGTGCCTAGCTGCGCATCTCTTGCTAGAGATATTGCAAAGACGCTAGCAACAGCAAACTCAACAGCAAGAGTAAAGTAAGGAGGCCAGTCGGCTTCATCTGCTCTAAAGATAAAGTCAGCAATAACTTCATCTGTAGATACCGCATCGCAATAAACTTTATCGCCATATGTATCATAAGCAATAGCTTGCTCTTCCACAGTTACCGCACTCACCATTAATGATGTGGACGGTATTTGATATGCCGCATCCCAACGCCCTGTTGGTGCAGCTACTATTCTAGTTAGCTGTGCCTGATTAGATGCAAACCTCCATCGTGTGTTTGTCAGAGAAGACCGCGCTATATCTTCATAGATCGCATCTGCGACAGAAGACTCAGCAGTCCCATCCGTAAATGATTGAATCGCATCACCGCCTATGAGCAATGATGCGCGTGAGCAAATCTTAATCGGTGTGTTTGCATAATCTGGCATGGCAGTATGGGGGCCGAAGCCCCCACCCCTTTATTAATCGCCGTCTGTTTCAACGACAGCAGTGCCGTTTGAAACATCGACTACAGTGCCAGTGTTCGAGAGAACATTAACAAAGTTGGTTGTTGGGACATTGGTGTCACAAACAATAATTAGGTCACGAACAGCTAACATATTTGCTGCGCTGTTAAAGTAACCTTCTGTGTTTACAGTCGCAATTGCGTCTGCGCTTGTGTACATCCACAAACTTCCGTTTGAGTCACCACCAATTCGAGCTAGTCCACTTGCTGCATAAGCCATGTTTTACTCTCCTTAGTTATTGTCTAAGACTTCATAGACACCATCGTCATCAATAACGACAGCACCCATTGACATCATAGAGGTTGCGAGGTGTGAGACTTTTTCTGCAACATAGTTGACCTCAGTTTGAACATCAGCATTGATGCCAAGACCAACAGCGTTTGTGTGGTAAGCAAAGTTTTTGCCACCTGCAACCGCAGACGTTGAGAAGATTTTAAAGCCCAAGAACTCTTTCATGGTGATGCCACCTGCGAAGGGCAGGTTTTGATCGCCAACGAAATCAGAAGATGCAAACTCTGTAATGTTATACAGATCAGCAAATCCTGCAGGAGACATCGCCAAGAAGCGCTGTCCGTCCTCTGGCATATCAGCATTGCCTACAGTCTCGAAGAGAGAAAGCAGGTCAGCCTTTGCCAAAGCAGAGCCGGTGTCGTGGATTTGAGTTGAGTTAGCACCTGCATCAAGAGCAGTTGTTAGAATCTCATCTGTCTTACGACCAAGCGCAGCAGCAGCAGATTGAGCTACAGCTTGACGCTCGTTGATGTTGATTTTCAACTCGTCCAGTTTATCAATGTACTCTGGTGCATAGTAGTCAGCCATAGTGACTTCGACGTTTGTATGCGCCAATTCCATTGGGGTTACGTTGCCGTTACGAGATTTCGTATTGGCTGTGCCTTTTCCGATTACTTGGAAACGAGCAGTTGAACCAGTCACATTCGTAGAGCGAACAGTGTTCCGTAGTTTAGAACCCATACGCTGATACGCCATGTGAACTTCGGTTTCAAACTGCTTGATAAAGGCTTGGTCAATTGTATTAGCCATTTTCACAGTCCTAATTGAAGTTACGGTTTACAACGGGTGTCCACTCTCGCACTTCAATAAGGGTATCCTTTCGGGCCTTTCAGTGCATTATGGGCCGTAATGAGCTATCGTAAACATTCTTTTTGTTCGGATTGCAACGCACAAATTCAACATACTTGTTTTCTCCTAGCACTGAAATGCCAACAGGTTCAAAGCCAAGCCAAGCTGCCCACTGCAATATTCCCTCATAATCTGCTAGGATAGTCATAGTCATGTTAGGCTGAGTCTTGTCAAAGAAGTTAACCAACATCCTTGATCCACGCGCTAGCATAGTGAAGTTTTCTTTTATTTTATTTGAGAACATGCAGAACATTTGAGGGAAGTCTTGATCTTCAGTAAAGAACAAACCCCCAACAGCTATAAAGCTTTCGCCTTCTCGCCTTACAAGATAGCACTCAGATGTTTCGTACATTTCAATGATGGCTTGCTCAACGTCAGTGTGACCTAAGATAGCAAGCTCTCTTTTATTTTCCTTACTCAAGTTAGCAACAACTTCATCAACATGACGTAAGGTAAAGGGGGTCATGTAGTAACGCCCCCTTTTTAGAATCTTAACCTCTGTTTGGGTAAAGGGCTTGGAATCCTTCGGTGACTTGCTTGATGAAGTGAGGGTCGCGGTCTTTATGGTATCTTGGGTCATTCATCATCTCCCTTAGATCGGCCTCACTTTGACCTGCGCTCGGCTGCGTTTCGCCTGTAAACGATCCGTCTTTCATTGCCTCCATCACGGCTTCAAGAGCAAGGATTCCTTCATGGCTTTCGCACATGCGCTCTACAGCAGGGATTGCTTGCTCTGGAAAGAACTTGTTTGCAAACATAGACGCAGCTTGTATGCGGTCATTAGCATTATCTCCAAGCTTTGCAGCTTCTGCATCAAGGTCTGGTTCTTGCCCACCAGTAGCCTGAGCATACATTTCAATGCCTTTATTGAACTCATCTTGAGAAAAGCCGTTCTCGTATGAATGATCTGCCCACCACTTGAGCAATTCATTATCTACAGCCATTTCTTCATTCACAATATCTGGCAGTTGATAGTCACCTGCTGACTCTGGCCTCTCGCTAAAGGCTTCGGTTTGAATCTCTTCGATGATCTTAGACCGAATGTCTTCATCTTTTGTGCCAAGCTTTGACTCTAGCTCCTTATATGCTTTAGCTAAGTCTTCACCTGTGTTGTATTTTTCAGGCAACCACTCAGGTCGTTGTGGTTGACTGTCCTCTGCTACAACAAAATCGCGCTCTTCTGTAGGCGCTTCTGTAGCTGCTTCGGCTGTTGCTTCGGCTACTGTCTCATTCATTTGTTCTTACTCCTGTGCGAATGTGAGATACGTTGCTCAATAAGGCCGACGAGATAACGCTGGCCCTCTATATGTCGCAACTCTTCTGTAGTCACATTAGGCCCATTAACCATTTCGATTGTAATGGAGCGCAGATAACGCAGGACTTCCTGTCCTGTGGGCGAACTAAATACATGAGCGATATTGTGGCTTACCTCTACATCTTTAGCAGAAGCTCTTTGTATTCCGTCGATCCCAATATTAACCTTGTTCGGCAACCATCTGTCCCTGTTGCTGTTGCTGCTGCGCCATTTGCTGCGCTAATGCAGCTATTTGTTTACGCTGTTCTTCATCACGAATCAAGCTCTCAGGCACACCAAATTTCTTAGCTAAGTGAATTGCTGTCTGTTCACCGTCAATTAGAAGCTGCAACATCTCAGGGCCAAACGTCCCGCCAACCAACTCTAGGAATCTTGCTACGCTAGAAATATCCTGATTAGATTGGGCTTGGGCTAATGGAGATACAGAGCGGACCTTGACCTCCCTCCCATTGACTGTTGGGACTTCAATGCGCCCTTGCTTCTTAAGAATGTAGATTACGCGCTGCAATACTGGCTGAACTAGCTCTGCTTGCAGTCTGCCAAAGGCTGCACCCATCCGTCTTGAGAGATCAGCCATTCTTTCTGCAACCTCTGTAGCAGTTGCAGGTGTGGTATCAGGCTTGCCAAGCATATCATTATACAGCGCGCTCTTAATGTTATGACGCATATCGCTAAGAACAAGCTGCGCAACATCGAACTTACCTGCCGCTTGGATAGGTTGAAGGCCAGTTGACCCCATAGCTTTCGGTATGATTGTGCCGGGAACTAAATTTATCGTGTCAGGGTTGATTACACCGTCATCTTCCATCTGATATATGCCAGAGATCGACATTTGAGCGTTCTCAAGTATCAACTGAATGGTGAGGTTAGTGGTCTTAATCGAAGACAGCGCATTGATTAGCGGCCCTCGTCCGTAAATTTCACCTGCACACTTAGACCAACGGAAGCAGATAAACGGATTGGAGCCAAGTCCCTTCATCTCATTGGTATATAGACAAGTGTTTGTTGTCAGGCAGATCGCATATTGAAGGAAAGCATCTTCGTTCTTCTTGGAGTAATCTCTGCAAACAACCTCAAGAACGGTTGTTTCCCGATTAGCCCCCATCATTGCTTGCACCTTTGGGCTAAACTTCCCCTTGGGGTACATGATCGGAAGATGATCGAACTTAACCTTCTTGCGCTCACGATAAACGTGGTCAATTCTATCGTCGGGGCCAGTGTCTAGCACTACATGAGGAAGCGGTATTGCTGAGAAGTTAACTGGATTTACTGCATCGCCCTCTTCTACGCACAACACACCAGTCCCGACAGCCAAGTCCATGAAAGATTCATGCACCTCTTGGCTAAAGTTTGAGTTTTGTAAAACCTCAAAAACATATTCGGTAACTTCATCTAGCTCATTATCAATAGCCTCTCTTTGATCTGGAGGCACTTCACTACCTGCCATAAGATCAGCCCATCGCGCAAAGTTAGGAACTATGCCCGACTGTAAGCGGCTAGCAAATTCTTGAACTCCAACTACAGCAGTCTCGTCAAAGATTTTGTCATCTCTACGCTGACCTGCTTCTTCATAATAGAATGACTCTCGTTGAGGCAGTGCATATTCATAGCACTCTTCAAAAAGAGAAACCCAGTTCTCACGAAAAGCTTTAGCTTTGTTATACTTTTCGATGTACTGCTTTGCAATTGGATCGTCAGCCATTAGCCAAACCTACCTAGAAATCCTTGACCACCTGCTCTCATAAGTGATCTGCGACCTGCGCCACCGCGCATACCACCTCGGCGTTCAGTCCTTGACTCAATCGCCTCGGTTACATCTTCGCGTTTTTTCTCAGCTTTCTTTTGAATTTCTTCTGACTTCACAACATCAGCTTCAACGCGCTGTTCTGCTGCTGCTTTCTTCTCTTTCTTCGTAGGGCCACCGCCAAAGCACATAACAAGCTCCTTTGTTTTTTACATTCGTAAACACAGAAACAAACAAATCACAATGCACAAACTACATTCTTGCCCAAAACCCCTGCTTCTTAGGGCGTGACTGCTTAGAAAAGACATCGAAGCTGCGCTTCGCAACAGATACCTTTGCAGGTTTTTGTGTATTCATAAGCGCTCGGCCTTCACCTGCACCCAAGAAAAGGTACTGTGCAGCATCGTGAACGTGGCTGAACATATTCTTGTCTGGCTTATCTGCGTACCTTTCGCCAGAAACCTCCATGCGCTTGTACGCATAGCCGCCCTCAAAGCCTTTGATTAACTGTGGGCATCTACGATCAATTAATAAAGCAGGTTTACCTTCGACCATCTTAGTCAATTGGGAGGAGACTGACTCAAGCCGAAGGTCAACGGAGTTGGAAGGCGCAGGGAACGCCCTCAAACCTGCTCCGCGCAAGATGTGAAATGGAGTAGATTCATCAGTCTGTGCGCGGAAATCACCTGCGGGATCGCCATAGATTATCACCTCTGACGCTGCCGCGAATCTTATAGCTAGCTCGTTTCTAAGAACTTCGGCAAAACGCACGATGCCCATGTCTACGGCTACAATTTCGGATTGAATAAACCATCGCCCTCGAACCTTTTGCCCAAGCACTGCCGCAGGGGTCAAGCCAAAGTCCACGCCAACATAAACTGGGGAATTTGCTGCTACTGGTATTTCTTCTTTTGCAACGTGTACTTCTGCTGCAAACATCGGATAGACAGGTTTCCCATCTTGAATGTGGCCCAAGCGGTTCATTACATACACATCTATCCATGATTTAGTCTTACCCCTTATTAAATTGGAATAATAACTCTTGAGCATATTCTTTGTGTTCTCGGCCTTGGGATTTGGCTCGTAGTCTTCTACCTCGCCCTCTTCACCCTTCTTTTCAACCATGCCGCAGGGTTGGGTATAGAAAGACCAGTTGTCTGGTTTAACCAACATCTTAGCTTGCTCGCGCGGTATATGATCTGGGACTGGAACTTCACCTGCCATAATCGGCCACCAGTGATCTTCCTCAGGCGCGTTGGTATCGGCAATGACACCAGTCCAAGTAGGGCCACCATCACGCATAGAAGGAAAGCGCCCAACACGCATAGTACAGGCATCAATAATACTCTTGGCAATTTCTCTAGCTTCATTAATCCAAACGCCAGTTAGTTCTAAAGATAGCAGTTTCTTTACATCTTCGGGGCGGTCTAAAGCTAAGAAGATAACCTCAAGGTCAATGTCGCCCTTCTTGATGTGATGCGTATATGGCACTGACCAAGTGAACTTGCCCCAGTCTGATTCTGGAAACCAGTCAAGCCATGTCTTGATGGTGGTGGTTCTAAGTTGGGGATTGGTGTTACGAATGATTGCCCATCGGCTTTTGCGGATTCCATCTGGCCCTTTGCCTTGTTGGATTGCG